TTGTCCATCATTCCGATGACGCACATTGGTATATGAGAAAGTTCATAACCATATTGGCGCATACTTTGCCATACTTTTGGTGCGTTAATACCACGGCCGTTTGAACGAGCCGTTTGAATCATAAACTTGTGTCTTTTAATGTGGTCTTGCATATTATCTGGATACTTGTGTAACTCAGAATCCGGAATATCGTACAACATATCTTTGATGTCCATAATGCGGCGGTCAACAAATTTTAACGTTTTGAAATTTGTTTTAAGTGTTTTGTTATCGTATAGACCTGGCCAAACTTTTGGATTGACATATTGTTTTGAAATCTCCACATGTTCTTGTGTGAATTTTTTTTCTGAAAGTGGTACTGCGTGTGTTATGCTCATTTAGTTTCTCCATTATAAAAGTTGATTATTAGTTCCATGTGATATCGGGATTGCTGGTAGCATCGCCTGCACCCAATATGCAAGCCAGTTTACTATCGTATTCGATGAGTGTCCAGCTTCGTTTCTCTTTGTTGACTAGTAATGTTACGTGTGTACCATTAGTTGTTTTGCCGACCCAAACTGGTTTCTCTTTGTATTGTTCTGTAAAGTATTGCATTACTGATTCGGCATCCGAACATTTTATTATTTTCGTCAGATTGAATACTTCTTGTGCGAATGTTGTAGTGCTGAACAGGAGTGCTAAGGTGATGATTGTTTTACGCATTGTGGTTCCTCTATGTGTTGCATGGCTCGTTCGTGGAGTTTATCCCAAACGTCTGGTTCTCCCCAGAATAGGAAGAATAAAAGTAGAATTGCCAGCAAGTCAGTCATTTGCGAGGACCTCTAGGAATTCTTTCGGTAGGCGGACATTGGAAAGTCCGGAGGCGCTGGAAAACATCGGTGCTATTTGAGAAGGAGTATACCCAGCAAGGCCACATCCAATAGCAGTAACGTTGAATACCAGGTCAGGCATATGTTTAGCAAACTCTATGAATTGATTAACGTATACTCTAATGTAAGTTAAGGGTAAGGTTTCGATGTTTTGGTCTTTTGTTGGTATACCATAAGACTCGCCTTGTAGTCCGACACCGACACCATAGATGGCACCATGATTATCAAGAGCAAACTTTGCGGCACCAGCACCGTGTCGGCCAGCCAGGTTTGAACCAAAGACGAAAATCTCTCTTAGTGGTGCAGGTGTTCGGCCGATACAGAGGTCACATTCTGGATCGTCACAGGTATCCTCCAACCATTCGTTGGTCTGTTCATCATAATATGCATCAAACTTTTCTGAATACTTCTGGTTCATAATGTCTCAACATCTTTACGCAGTGTGCGAATTGTATGGGTTCATGGTCAGGATCGGGTAAGTTATCACCGTGTTTCTGTTTTAATTTTTCATAGATGGCCAAGGCCAGTTCATCACTCATTCTGGATAGTATCTATTAACTAGTACTTCTAAAATATCAACAACTTGTTCAGCAGTCATAGTGTTATCTTCGGACAATCGGTCTTCCAACGGAATTATATCCCACGACCATTCACCAGTAATTTCATTCTTTGAGTACCAAGCAAACAAACAGACTTCTTCTGCTGGGCGGTGTTGTACCATATTACCAAATGTAAAGGAGTATACATCATGTTCAGGGAAAACAAAACCACGTTTTGCAGAATCTTTATGAATATAGATTGCGTATGATTGTAGGTCGGTATTTCCATGTTCGATGTATTCATACTCACCATTTTCATCTTGAGTTTCTAAATCACCATATCCATCAAATGCGACTTTAATTTCTGTGATTGGTGAAAGGTTCTCACCGATATCAAGTGTTCCGTCCCATTGTGAGTTTTCAAGAATTCTAATTAAGTTACTTTCGAATTTTGCAAAATCGTATTCCATTTTATGCTTCCTTATAAATGTTAGACCAGATTTTTAGTTTCTCTTTTTTGGCAATTCTGGCTGCGTTAATGTTACTGTCAGAAATAATACACTTCTCTACCATAATATCAATCATAGCCAGAAGGTCACCAACTTCTTCTTCCAAACTCTGCATGTTACTTTTATTTGTAACGGGATGTATAGAGTCAAAACCGAAACGGAAAATCTTTGAGATTGCCTGTGTCACTTCGGCACATTCTTCCTGTGTGATACAGAAAATCTCTTTGGTCTTTTTATCCATTAATAACCTCATTCAACAAAACTTGGTTACCATCGGAACCTTGACACCAAGATTCGGCAAATTCTTCTGCTTCACTCTCGGTACGAATTGTGGTTCGTTGTACCACTTTGTTCTCAATATACAAGGCAACTTCCCAAACATCAAACTGTCTGTCAATGACGACACCTCTGGAAAGTCTGGTCACGGTAGCTTTTCTACCTGCACCATAATATTCTGAATAAATTTCCATAATAACTCCTATGTAATAAGTCCAATAAAACGATTTAGTACAACACGACTGTTATATTTACCACTATTGTACTTCGTAAAAGCGGAGGCGATACCTTTGAACGTTACACCCTCTTTAACTTCAAATGTAGAATCCTCATCGGTATCTAGGCCGTTTGACCGCAAGATATAATACTCATCATAACCAGTATTTTCTAGAATAGCAAACTTGGATTTTCTAAAGTTGTCCTTCATTTCTTCATGGTTCATTTGTTTTGGAAACCATTGGTGTATTTTACGATTAAAATCTCTACCGGTGATAACATAGAATCCAATAATATTTGAACCAGTTCGAGCTTTTAGTAAACGAATGAAAGCATTTGTCTGTGTTTCATACATACCTCTGTTATCAACCTTTTCTTCGTGTTTGGTAACAGGATCACGAATAACCAATCTTTCACATTTCATATGAACATCAGTTAGTCCATAGTATGGATCATGTTGTAAATACCGATTCGAGTTATTACTTTCACCGTCTGTTAGAAAAATTGTATTGACAATCTGTAATTTGTTTTTCTTTTGGAATTCAGGAACAATAGTCATTGCATGAACGATTGCTTGATTCAAAGGTGTGCCTTGCATATGCAACCAATGAGGTAAATAACCACGAACATTAGCTAGACCAGCCATACAAACTAATGATGAACAGGCATAAGTGAATTCCGAACTAGACATTCTGGATGACAACAGGTTCATTAAACCGTATGGTTTAAAGTATATGTCATTTACTTTTCGTACTTGTTGAGTTAGTTTTTCCCTATCAGTATCTTCAACAAAAGCAAACACTTCATATGGTATGTTCATTTTCTTACAGAACAATACCAAATTGATTAATTGTTTCATTGTGTTACCGATGTGTTCATGCATAGAACCAGACCAATCGAGGAACATAACAAGTCCGTGCGATCTTTCGTTTCGAATTTTAAGGAATGTTTCTGTTGAAGAAATGAAGTTTTCTTCTTTGTATTTTTTCCAGATATATTTGTGGTCAACAACATCTTTTGGATTAAAATATGGAATATTTGCGTATATGATATTACTTAATCTATTATCAAAAAGTTGTTTTTCATTTTCTTTATAAGCCGCATCAGTAAAGGAACGAATCTGGTCTTCCAAACTTACTTTCTTATCTTCTTCTACTGAATCAAACTCATCACTATCAGATTGTTTGTTAGACTCAACCTCTTGTTCTCCTACATCTTCACCATCTTCAAAAGTTTGTTCTTTTGAATTGCCTTGGTCATCAAAGTCAACTTCTTCATATTCTGATTGGTCTTCATCATCGCCATCATCACCTTCGGCTTTAGCTTTAGCACGTTTTTGTTCTTCTTCTTCTAGTTTGCGTTTCATGTATTCGATAATTTTCTTCGATACATCAATAACGTTATCATAGGTTTCGGTGGTTTCAACTTCATTAAGCAAACCACGTTCTTCATCATTGAATTGAATACGTAATGCTGCGCCGCCTTTGCAGTGCAGGTTTATGCGGTCAAGAAAATTCATCTTGTTGATATCTGTTCCTTTGATGCCAAAGAAATCTCTATCCATAAGCTCACCATAAGCTTTAACAAAAGAATTTTTAAGACCTGGATATTTGTGCTTGATTTTACGTTCAATGCGAGAATCTTCGACAACGTTGGTCACATCTCTAATAACATTTTCTTTTCTTGCTTTCAACATACCATCTATAGGTGTATATAGAGCATGGCCAACTTCATGTCCTGTAAAAAGGTCATAAAGAGCACCGGATATATTTTTGTCCAAAACCGGAAGTGTCAAAATCCGATTCTTAACGTCAAAAGATGCTGTTTGTACCGGACGTTGTTCAACAACAAGGTTCTCAGTAGCCATTAATTTAGCCAACAGTGATTTCGATTCAAGTAATTCCATTATTTTTTCTCAGTCATAACAATAACGTTGCCTCTTGGAGTTTCCTCAACTCTCAAATTTAACACAGTGCCTTCTTTCCATCCAGTTTCAGCAATCAACTCATCTGGAAATTGCAAAATTGCGTCACCTGTACCATCATCCGCTTCTTGCAAATCAATGATATAGCTCTTATTCATAATATTCCTTCATTTTCCTGTACCAATCTTGGTCATTTTCGTGTCCGGTCAGTGCGGCCCATTTTCGGACAACTTCATCTAAAGGTTTCCAGTCAATCGGTTCTTGCGGTTCTTTTTTTGGTTCAGTAATTTGCGACATTTTATGTTCCTAACTCAGTAATTTGCGACAAAATTGTCTTTTTCTCATCTTTACGACTGTATTTTACGACATTCTTGTGTGTTTGTACAGGCTTGATTGGTGTACGACACACAGGACGTTGTAATTTTACAACAAAACTCATTTTCTTGCTCATTTTAGCGCCTCATACTTGAAATTTCTACAGCTTCTTCGCTGTTAAACACAGGAACAGCGTTTGATTTGTGCATTGTTGCTATTCCCATCACTTTTGTACCAGTGTAAATCTTCGGTGCTGCTTTAGTAGCGACACCGTTACCTGTATTTAATGACGGATAATGCACGGTTTCACGACCAGCAGGTGCCGACAACTTATATGTTAGTTGATTACTTGTGGATTTGATAGGTTTTGATGTTTGGTGTGATTTCAACCATGCATCATATTGTTCACGCACGGCTTTTGGTCCTAGTTTTTTCTTGGACTTTGCGGTTCGAACATAAATCATCATAAAAATCTCCTGAGTAGTGGTTCTATTATACACCATTCATCAAAGACTGTCAATAGTTGTGTTGTGTGGTTACAACATCAATAATATTTCATTTTTTGGGGTTTTTGATTGAAACGTTGTTGAGATTCGAAGGATTCGTACTCATCATAATACTTTTGTTTTCGCTGTTGTTTCTGACGTTTCTTACTTTTGTTTTCCTCACGGAAATACTGTTCATCGTCATAGTCTCGCTGATTGCGAAACTTTCCAGAAAATTTTGACACTTTAATTAAACTCCTTGATTAATAATTTCAAATGTTGTAAATGTGATGCCACGAATACGGGCTTCTGGCATATCCTCTACGTTCGTTTCTGAAACATAGATTATATTGGATGCGGGATAACATAGTTTTATAAGTTTTAGTAAATTACAGCATGTTCCATCAAAATCATTAAAAGCAAACACCTCATCAACATAAGAAATACTCTCCACGAATTCTTTTCTTTGTTCAAATGAATTTCTAGTCTTATTTCTACATAACTCCATATAGGAGTCAGAATGAACTCCTATAACAAGCCAATCACATTTGGATTTGCAAGTTTTTAATAATTTAAAATCATTATAAGTTATGTAATCAAATTCACCCGATAAGACAATGATGTTTTCTTTTTTTGTCATGGCAACATGTCTGGAAATGCCTCTTTTACAAATTTATAGTCTAACCCTTTTACTCCCAAATCTTTCTGGAAGATACCCAATAAAACTTCTGCTTCCCGTGGCTCAATTGATTCTAACATTTGAATTAATAATTCATTCCTACGGTGTTCATTTAACTTCTCTGCTGTTGCATCACCAACCATGAACATATACATTCTACGTATTTGTCCGTTGATACTGTCATGTGTGATTCCTGGTAACATATCTGTTGGTACACGATAATTTTCTGGTAACTCTTTAATTTTCCATTGTATGTTTGGATGATAAGCCAATTTTAACACATCAACCAATGTCTGTGAAAGATTTTTGGAAATTACATCCATTCTTTCTTTTTTGTTTTTTGCCAATTCAAATTCATCAAATACTTCATATAACGCTTTCATTAAAATTCCCCAATAACATCTATTAAACTTTTCAGTTTGTTTGTAATCAAATAATCCAGTATTTTACCTTTAGGTGCTGGTTTGGTTTCTTCATAAGTATTTATGATTTTGGATTGTATATCACCTGGTATGTTTCTCAGGTCAATCAGTGTTTGGTTGCGTGAAAAACCAATACGTGCATTTTCATCATCATATTCAGCATAGTTTTGTGCCATGAATTTAGTGAGTTTAGCTTCAGTCATAACTTTTTGACGAATCTCACGCACAAACGTATCACTTGATGAGAGAATGTTTGGAATGCCATCACCTTTATCACCATGAATAATCTTCTCTTTTAATTCATCCATTGGATTTTTGGAGATAATAAATTTCTTCTGTGCAGGATTATATTGTTTGACAGTATAATCACTTCTACCATTATACATTTGTAATTGCAAGAAGTCTCCATCACTGGAAATAATCAGGATGTTTTCATGCATGATATGACGAGGCACCAGTGTGCCAATGATATCATCAGCCTCTGCACCTTCAACATCAATTACTTTGTATGGAAAATTATCTCTGAGTTCTTGCTTGAATTTGGAAAGCATATCAAAGATTAGATGCCAGTCAAGTTCAGATTTCTCTCTGGTTTTTTTACGGCCGGCTTTGTAGAAAGGAAAGAATTCCTTGCGCCAATATTTACGGTTGTCAGCACACAACACAACTTCACCATATTCTTCACGGAAGTTCTTTAGGTGAGTCCTGAGAATGTTCAGAACCATGTGTCTAATAAGGCCTTCTTCTAATTTAACACCTTTTTGACTGGCAATTTGCGCCATCAATCCGGCTAGTAATACCTGGTTAAGGTCAACGAGAATCATAATATACTTTCAGTTTAGATACTCACATTTTACATCATTGACTTGAACTTGTCAACAGCATCATCTAGGAAATCGTGGGAGGTTGTGGTTTTCTTTGCAATTAACCCATACCAACCTTGTGGTATTAAACCAGATATGTATTCCCTAGGATCCGAGAAAATGGCATCAAAGATATCCAGGTCTTCTACTTGACCACTTTCTTCGTTGCATTTAAACAACAAAATGTGCCACCAAGAACCAATAACGTTTCCTTCTATAGGTTGACCTGGATTTTTGTATTTGTTTGAGATGATGTTGATACTATCTTCATCTTCCATTGGTAAAAAGAATAATGCATCAAACTCATTACCAACTTCTGCCAAATAATCTAACATTGCAATCCTTTAATATGTGATTTTCTTACTCTAACCATAATCCAAGAATTGTAATAGTCATCTGTTTCCAGAGCACCATTTACAAACTGTTCTTTTGCTTCAAGATAACCACACTCACCTTTGCTTTTGCATAGATGTATAATTTCTCGACTAAACGAATCTAGTCCGTGTATTATAACATCTTTTTTCAATTCCTCGTTACTACCATAGTAAGTTTGCCAGTCCGAGGAAACTTTGAATCGTTTCTTCTTACCTTTGACTTGTCTGGTTTTTGAAGAATAGAAAAATTTCTTACCAATGTATTTTTTGTTTGTTACACTGTTGGTTATAAGATACACAAAACCATAATTATCACCAATCAATTCTTCTGTAAATTCTTTGTCTTTATATGTCCAATTCAGTCCCATTTGTCCTCATCTGATTCATCATCCTCATCTATATATTCATCTTCGGATATTGAATCAATGGTTTCACCGCAAAACGGGCAAAACTCAGGTAATTCTTCTGATACTAGTTCTTCCATATAAATTACATCGTAACTGGATTCGCAGCTACTACACTCCGCTGTTATTGTTCTTGTTGTCATATCTTTCCTTTAATTGGCCCAAACATCTCCCCAGTTTCCCGATAATGCACCTTTTGCATAGTCGGTTGCTCTGTTCTCAAAGAAATTGGTGTGTGTCGGTGCGTTAATCATTTCTTCAACCCATGGTAGTGGGTTCTTCTTTACTTTAAAAATACCCTTAAGACCAAGAGATATAAGACGCCTATCAGCAATATAACGGATATACTTTTTGACATCTTCACTAGAAAGACCGTCCATAGCGCCCATAGAAAAGGCGAGGTCAATAAACTTATCTTCCAGTTCGACCATTTTT